ATCGTCAGACCCTGCTGGTATACAGCAGGACACGGCCTGTGCTTTTCTGATAATAGCCGCCATACACATCACGACTACTAAGGCGACCCCGTAGGTGATGCAGAAACAAACCGTCGCCAAGGTAGACGCCGCAATGGTTTAGACCCGGTGAGTTCAGGCACATCAGCAGCAGGTCGCCAGCCTTCAACCCGTCATTTGGGTTGATCATCACGAAGCCGGTGTCCTCGTAGCAGCCTTCAAACATCGGCTCCAGGTCGAACTGCTCGGGTAGTGCGGGACGAGTCCAATCGCGGAGTTCCAGCCCCCACTCCTCCTTGTACCAGTCGCGTGCCAACGTCCAGCAGTCAGCCACAATCCATAGCCATGGGCGACCGATGAGCGGTGGCGTGTAACCGCAGGGTTCGTAGCTGCCCCAGGTTTCGTCATTGGGTTGGACAATGTGCCAGGGCAAGCCGGACTTCTCCGCTGCAATCTTGTCCGCCTCGCTTGGCTGGGGTGCCGTATGGGGATGGCTGTGGACGACTGCCACAATCTCGCCAGCATCCTCGGCGTTGGCGTAATCCTCAGGATCCAGCAGGAATAGGTCATTGCCCGGCAGCAGGTTCTTGCACGGCCAGTAGCGTTTGCGGCCTTTGATAACCACCAGCAAACCGCAGGATTCACGCGGATATTCCGCCTTGGCGTGCTCCAGTGCTGCAGCCTTCCAAGCAATCATCCGATGTAGGTGCCGATGGACGGGAAGCTGCCAAAGGGCACGCCAACATCAGAGTTGGGGTCGAACCGTTTTTCGCAGCTGCTCAATCGTTTGCCACATACGTCCTGCGCCAGGGTGCCCACCGGATTGTCGTTGACATCGAAATAGTTGCTGCCGGTATAACCGCACTCTGCGCTGCGATAAACCCACTGGCAAATGTTGGCAATACACTGCCGCTTTGGCGCACGCACTCCGGCCAGATCAAATGCGCTGACAAGCTCAAACTCGACGATGTTGCGGTTCTCCAAGACCTTGCGGTCCACGTAGTAGATCTCGCGTGGCGCTTCAGCCGTTGGATCAGGCGTGCCGTAAGGATTGGTATTGCCAGGGAAATTCACCGCGTCCAAGTACCGCGCCAGTGTGCGAATGCGGGTCAGCTTGGCGCCACATAGGTCATTGCCGGGGTTGTCTGCGTTGATCTCAATCATCAGCAACGACAACAGGCTGAACAGGTTGGACACACGCACCTTGGGTCTGGGCAACTGGCCATCGCCGCGATACTCAAACCCTTCCACCTCAATCGGATAGCGGGTGTACTGGTTGCCGTTCCAAGTGACGCCCGTGTTCGGTGTCTTCAGCGTCAAGCCGGCGTGGAAGCGATAGGTCGAGTTAACGCCATGCAGGCTGGCAAAAGTCTCCAGCTCATACAGGTCGATGATTGACGTGGGCGATAGGTCGGAGAGTTCCGGTGCAACTGCGCCAACAGCAAGCCAGGTGACCGTGCCATCGACAACTGTGTTATTGGCGAGCGTTGCCCATCCCGGTTCGGTGCTGCCGCTTGTGCCAGCCACACTGCAGCGAAACACCAGGCCGGTGCCTTGCTGGGTTGTAGGACGAACAACAGCGCCAACCGCATAGGACGTGGTGGCCTGCCAAGCGGAGTAAGCCATTTACGGTTCGTAGACCTGCCGGAAGGTGGCGGTGATCGTGGCGCGATTGTTATACGTTATGGTCTTGCTCCACTCATCACAACGCCATTTGTAAGAAGTTGCGCTATCTGGCGGAGTCCAATCAAAAGCATCACCGTCATCAGCACGAGCATCTAAAAACGCCTCAATCGTATCGGCATTGGATTCCGTAATGTTCTGCCATGTCAGATTCCAAACCTTTGGATTTTGATTTAAACCAAAACGTAGAACTTGTTCGTAACCGTCACCAAATTTGACGACCCGATTAGTGGGGCGACTAGTTTTTGATGCTCCGTAAGCAGCGGTAATAGCAGGGAAGGTAGCCATTAGCGAAGAATGCCTCCGGGACGTTTTTGTTTAATTAGTTCCTGTTGCACAGCAGCGGCCACAACGCGACCTAATTGTCCCGCTTGTCCTGCATCGCCACCAATAGCAGAGCCACTTGCATCAACATTAACAGTGATATTGGCGCTACCAAAACTGCCGGCAGGAGCAATGCCACCGCTACGACCCGGCATGAATAATTCGGGACCGCGTTCGCCAATCAAATACGGTTGACCGGCTGTAACACTGCCACCATTGGCACGCTTGAATAATCCTCCCAGCAGACCACCGCCAGTGCCAGTACCAGACATTGCTCCAAACCAGGCAAAATTAACGGCTACATCAAGCAACTTGTTGGCGATACTGCTAAGCAAATTATTTGCTACTTCTTGTAGGCTCTTTGTGCCATCAATAGCGCCTTGAATTGCCTCAACAACACCTGTTTTGATGCTGCTACCAATGTCTGCATAAAGCTGCTTAAGTTGTGTTGCCGCGTCAACTTGTTGTTTTAAGGCATTTGTTTTTTCAAGTGTTGTACGAACGTCCGCCTCGTTAAGACCAGGATATTGAGCCTTGAGGTCACGAATTTGCTGATTAAGCAAAACCTCAGCTTCGTTTCCATTTAGACGAGCCTGCATCAAAGCCTGTTCGTCCATAAGTTTTTGCATTGCATCAGCAGCATTTTTTGCCTTTTCTTTTTCTGCCGTTGCAAGATCAAAAGCCAGTTGCCTAGAAACACCTTTTGCTTTGAGTTCTAATTCGGCAATTTTTGCAAGTTTTGCTGCATCTGGCAATTCTTTATTGGCTCGTGTATCAGCAATTTCGCTAGCAATACTTGCCAGTTCTTTTTGCGCCGTTCTAGTAGTTACGAGCGCTTCATTATTCTGCGAACGAGCAACAAGAATTTGCCCTTCGATATTAAATTGCGCTTGCGTCAAGCCAAGAAGACTGCGGGCATCGGCGATCTGCTGTTCATTTCTTTTAGTTAAAGCGGCTGCAGCTTTTGAACCATCCTTTGTTTTGTCACCGCCAGTTGGTGCTCCTAGTCTCGGGACTTCAAATAATTTATTTCCCTGCTTTGCGCTTGATTGCAACTGCCTTTGAGCTGCCAAATTTTCATTAATTTTCTGCAAAATTGTGCCCTGTAACTGAACTGCGCGGTTTGCATTTGGATCGTCCGAGCCAACACTTTGAAGCAATCGTTGGTATTGCTGAAGAGCCTGTAAATTTTGCTGAATACCCGTCCTGTTTGACTGGCTTGTGATTTGCCCAATGCCTTTTGCAATTCGATCTACCGCTTGACCTGTTGCGCCAATATTCAAAAACTGTCTTGCGCCAGCAACGCTGCGCGTAAAACCGCCACCGCGTCCCGCCGCCAGGGCCGCATTAATTGCATCTACAACCGCAATCGCTTGATTAAAAATTGCTTTCAGTGCAGGCGTAAGTGCTTGACCAATGCGACGAGCCAGAGTATCGACACCATCCTGTAGGGTGCTAAGTTTTCCGCTCAAAGTATCTGACTGGGCAATAGCGCCATTTGCATATTTGCCGCCAGTACTAGTCAAACGCTGAAGTGCAACCTCAACTGCCTTAGCACTGATTTGACCTTTGCTTAGAGCCTTTTGGAACTCTTCGCCGGTCATCCCATACATTTTTCGCAGCTCTTCCTGAAGCGCAATGCCACGCTCTTGAAACTGCAATAGCTCTTCGCCCTGAAGTCGGCCCTTAGCTTGAACCTGACCATACGCGGTAACCAAACCCTGCAGTTCTGCGCCGGTAGCGCCCGAGGCGTCAGCCAATCTGCGCGTTGTTTCTACAACGTCTTTTGCCTGAACGCCAAATGCCTGCAGCCGCTTAGCCGCATCAATTAATTCGGTGCTGGTGAAAGGCGTGACGGCTCCTAATTGCTGTAGCTCTTCAACAATTTGTTTTGCCTGCTGAACACTGCCAGTTAATACTTGAAGACTTCTTGTTTGCGATTCAATCTCAGCGGTTTTTGCAAAAACAAATTTTGCCGCAGAAATAGCGGTGAAACTGGCAGCAAGCCCAGCGACTGCATTTTTTAAACTGCCGACACCAGCCTGAGCAACCTTCGATGCTGCATTGACCTGTTGGAGATTGCGTACAGCATTTTGACTATTTACCTGTACGTCAACGACAGCAACGGCCACAGCAACGCACTAACCCTGTCTTTGCAGTC